CCTACCCAGAAATGCTGCATCAGCTAGTCCTTTTTATGTTTACTGTGTTCGCCATGTTGATCCAATAGCGAAATATTTTTTAGGGCGGCGTGGAGTGCGTAAACTGGAGCTAGTATCGAAGGGACTTTGGTGGATGTTTTTGGCTTGTCACCCTCCATCTTCTCCTTACTTGACCCCCATACAGCTCTTTTCTCAAATCCTACCCAAAACGAATCAGAAACCATTTTATACCTCTGTGGCTAAAGGAAAAACGTAACAGTGCAGCATAGCAGCACTGTTACGTCATATAATAGCGCAAACACTACACTAAAGGTCTTCTTAGAAGGCGTCGATGTTGAGCGGAACAATCCGATCATATTGCATCGAAACACCTTCCATGACCAGCACAGAACCACTCGAGATTGTCATCTGGTGCCCCTGGACATAGGCCTCTTCCAGATAAAAACCGCCGACGGTATCGGTGTTGGCATCCTTGAAGTAGATAGCCATTCCCGTTGGCTGCGAGAACAGGTCCGAAGCCAAGTCGATAAGCAGATAGCCGTAACCAGGGTTACGCTTCAGCTCTTTGAGGTCCCCAACACTGAAAGTATCCAGCAGGGCTGCATTGGGATCCGGAACATCCCGCCTTCCTTCTGGTGACGTCACGCTCGCACCAGGTGCATTAGTGCCCAGGTCAAAGGTACCTGGGTTACTGCGGTAGTAAGCATAGAGGACACGCAGGAGGCTTGGTCCGAAGTAGAACGTCCGGCCAATCGAAAGTGAGCCGACCGTGCGCCCTGGGATAAAGTAGCTCCGGGTGGAGCCGATCTCAAAGATTCGCTGCAGCTGACGGTTCTGCTGGAGCCCCACACTCTCAAGCAGGCCGATTGGGTACGCGACTTCCGATCCGTCTTTACCAGCGTTGGTAAGTGAAGGAGGTCCTGCGGCGACGAGTGTGGACTCGGCGCTCACAAACTGACCCCCAACCAGCTCTTGCTGTACCCTGAAATTGTAGAAGTCCCAGTTGCTATAGCTCGTTGTAGCCATGTGTGTATGCCTCCTTACACTTCGACGACGATGTCAATGTTATTGAGCGGGATCGGAATGCTGAACTTGAACCGCATGTCCACAGTATCAATCTGGGTGACAGACTCCGAGATGCTCGAGAGTTTGCCGCTCCGAACCACGCCCCCAAAGCGCGGGATGCGAGTGGTGTCTCGGAAGAAGACAATCTCCCCTTCGGCGATGGTCTTGAGCGTGTCCAGGGTCGTGTCGATGATGTTGAACTGCCCGATATTGGCCCGATAGGTGTCTCGCAAGTGCTTGGCAATGAAGTCAACGTTTTTGGTCACGCTGAATTCCTGGAACTTGATCGAAGAACGATCGGTTGTCAGCTGATGGCGCACGAAGAGTGGAGTATCTGGACTCTCTTGTGCAAACACCATAGTGCCGCCGCCTGCAATGGTATCAAGCTGCGCTTCGGTGAAATACTTGGTTGAGTGATCGAAGCCAAGGAAGCCCGAGATCAGAAGGTTGGTAAAACCTTGCTGAGTAGGGAGGCCCGTGGTCAATCCAGCAACTGAGCAGCAGCCGTAGAACCCTGGAACCTTCTCAGTCGTCTGCCCAACAGGAGCCTTGAGCACATCGGGCCAGCAGTGCACGACGCGGCGATCAGCGAAGGCTTCGCTGTAGCCGGCAACATTCGCTGCTTGCTCGGTCTTCGTCATATCCCGGTCCATCTGATAGTTGATCAGTGTGGCGAGAGTAACGACGCCAGGAATCGCTGGGGCAAGAGTGAGCTGCTTCTCGTTCTGCACGGAGGCAACCTTGTAGCGGCCTTTTAACGACCCGCTAAGGATAGACAGGTAGTGACCAGAGCTGACACCATTGCTGATGAACGATGCGTTGCGATCGTAGAGGATTGCGCCGCCTACGCTGATACCATCACGGCGGATGATATAGTACTGGATGTCGGTCGGGGTGCCGGAGGTGATAAAATTGCTTGCGAGAATCAGCACGTTCACGCTTGTTTTGGTCGCTACAGCATAAGTTCCGGGGGTCACGTTAGTGCCGCCGATAACTACAACCGAGTCGCCGACGTTCACGTTCAAGAACTGATCGAGAGTGGCGTCGTTCAGCGTCGCAGGGCTTGCAACGAAACTTCCGCTACCGTCGACTTGGGTCGCAACGATGATCCGTGAGCCGTTTGCGGTGGTGACAGTTGTCGACTCCTCCTGCAGAACCAGCACAGTCTTCAAAAGGCTGCTGATGAGGACAACTCGCTCCTGCTTACGCGCAGGCTGAGAAAGTTGATCGACGTGGTTTTTGAAAAGAGTGTGAACCACAGGGCTTTGTGACAAGGGCGCGATCGCGTACATGTCAGAGGTTTGCAAGACCTCAGTAGCTGCCGTGTAGGATAAGATCTCATCCACCACTGCATTCGCGTCCAAGCCCAGACCATGGACAGGCGTCACGGTGTTCTGGAGCATGATCGAGAGGCCATAGCCAAGTGGGTTTTGCGGGCTGATGTTGCCTACACCCATGACTGCGACAACGCCGGTAAGGTTGTCATACGCGCGAACTTCTGCTGCAAGATCCGTCCGCAGAGCACGGTAGGATGCCTGCACAGCGCCCGTGAGAATATCGTATGGGATTGCCTCAATCACGACTTGCAGAGAGGCAGGCAGAGTCACCACGGACTCATCGGCGGTGAAGCCGTTGCCAGGTGCTGCCAAGTGAACCAAGGTCACGGTCCCTACGGCCCTACGGATGGAGTAGGTGAGCGGCGCTTCCGGGGTATCAGGGAAGGGTGTTTCGAGTATAAGGTTATTTTCGTCAGTGACGGTCTTAACCTTATAGTTGCCTTGGTTGATCGTACCGCGGTTCCCAGTAATAGAGAACGCTGTGTCCGTTGAAGGCCCGACACCATCATTGACGTTGGCGCTGAGTACAATGATCGTACTCGACAGCTTGGCGATGACGGTAAACGTTGCCACAACTGCGTTGGTTCCGGCAGTAACGACTACGCTGTCTCCGCTTTTGACATTTGCAAACTGATTCGCAGTGCCTGCGGTCAAGCGGTTACGCTGGCCAGCAGTGTCGGTCGAGATACCGTTGACCTGCGCGGCGACTATGGTCAGCGCCAGCACTTCTTCGACGACTACGGTGTCGCCAGCAAGGGTGTTAGCAAACTGATTGAGGGTCACATCTGACAGCACATCTCCAACACCCGAGCCTGTAGCCTGTTGGGCCAAAATCTCTACCACGGTGTTTTTGATGACAGCCGAGATCTCTTTTTTGGTCGCGGGGAACATCTCATCTTCAGCAGTAAAAGAGAGGTCGACAAGCGCCCCTCCTAACAGTGAAGCATAAGCATAGGCTTGCAGGGTTCCGATGTAGTTGCCAAGTGCATCGTTATCAACCAGCTGGTAAGCCGGCCCCACGGAAACACTGGGCAGCGTAAACGCTGCAAGAGCGGGGGCAAGGTCCACGAACTCCTGTACGACGGTCACTCCAGGACGACGATAAGCCATTGAAAATCTCCTTTTCAATCGATGAGCGTTTCGATCAGAATCTGCGACAGTCGCTTCTCAACATTCGAATCCAGTGTCCATCTGTCCTGCACTTGTACGGTAAGAAGGATGGGCACAAGGTAGGTCTTGTCGTCCCCGCCCTCTTGCTCAATGAGCGCCTCACCACCGATGTTTAGGCTTTTTATCGAAAGAAAACCGAGCTTACGCAAGACCGGCTGGAAGTACTTAAACGAGTTGAACACTAGGTGCCCAATCTGTTCAGCTTCCAAGCCTTCTCGACTTATACAGTTTAAAGCCACTGACCCGGTGAGGATGTCATTGAAGGTGTACTTGCCGGTTCGCGTGTCCCGTTTCTCAAGGGCATTACCCCCAAGACCCATCCCTTGAAAGGATAGGGGGCCACGAATGGCGATGATTGCTGGACGGGCGCCCACAGTCTTCAGGTCTACCGCGTGGACGTCCGAAATGATGATATCGCTTCTGCCTGGGTCCTGATCGTAATGTAAGGATCCCACCTCTCTTTGCGAAAAGAGGATCTGCAGAAATTCTAGCGCGGTTCGCTTCACAAATATAGCTACATTCGGGATCTTGCTGCCTTTTGCTATGGACTGCCGCCGGATGCCATAGCCGGTGTCAGCGCCGTCGAGCAAAGGGTTTATCCTGTCATCTGCTCCCATCGGTCATATCCAATCAAAGTTTAGGTGGGGCCAAAAAAAGGGACACCGTGTCCCTGTCGTGCTTAATCAAAGTTTGGGCGGGGTTACGGGTGCGGATCTCTTTTGGACATCTTTCTTGAGCTTCTTTACGACCACTTTTTGCTGCTTTTCCATCTGCTTGGCCACGTCTTTAAATGCGTCCGCATAAGACCCGTATTTGACCATTCCTACCAGATCCTTGGACCTCATATGTAGCTCCCTTGCAGGCCTGCCCCGTACTGCATAGGCGGCTTAGGTATGCCATTACGCCCTACGGAGGACGCGGTTGCCCCAGGAATCCCGGCCTTTACCGCACTCGCTGTGGGCGGTCCCGGAATGGGGCTGGCCAAAGACCGAGCGCCGATGGATATCCCCGACTTAGGCTGTGCAGACCGGATCTTGCCAAACGACTTTGTGGTGCGAAGCCCTGAGGTTATACCAGGCATCGCCCCCAGCAGGCTTCCGGCACGCTTTTCGAATCCAACCCAAAATGCATGCATCAAAATTCCCTTTCCTTCTCTCGCTGATCTGACTCTTCGAGCAAAATGCGGCGCCTGTCATCAGGCACAGGGATCTTGTATTCGACGTCCGATGGGTTTACCGCATCGAGCCTACAGAGCTGAAGTATTACAGTCCTGTTTTTCTCAGGAGCCCTCACAATGGAGACCTTCCAGAATTTATTCGGTTTGAGCTCCACAATGAGGTCATCTACCGACAGCAAAGGGTAGTTGGTGAACTGGATGTCCGTCTGCCCCTGCTGCCGCTTTCCCCAGTCGACGACCTGCTCCATCTTTGGATCGGGTTCAAGGCTCATCCACGCTTCGATTGGGGCGTAGAAACCATCAAGGCGCCCAGTGCCGTAACAGGTCCGGCAATTGCTTTTAGCCACACGCTGCAGAACATCATCCCAGCACTCTGGGCAATAGACCCCATCGCGACGCTTCTTGTAAATCATGACCGGCACACCGTAGACCCAGCGGTGCGCAAAGAGGTGTTCCTCAACGATGTAGAGCCCCACCAAATCCAGGTCGCCATCCCAGGTCGTGCTTGGGGAGGTAAATGTCTGAACCGGCGTTGCGCCCTGGAACTCCACCGCACGGACACGGAAGTAGTAAATCTTATCGAGGTCCGTTACGTTTGCCGTATGGTCGACGTATTCATCCAGGCCTTTGGCAGCAATTGGTGACGCGTTGAGCTGGTGCATCTCCGTAGGGCTCTCCCCGCGATCCACAAAGAATTTGAGGTTGGATAGCTTTTGCGAGGTTGGCTCCAGCTTCCATTTGATGAGAATGCGAGGTATCTGCCCGGTCGACAGTATGGTCACAGCAATACTCTCGAACTGGATTCTTCTTAGCACTCCGGCCATATGTCACTGCCCTTTGAAGTTGATTGGTGGGGGCATATCGGAAAGAACAAACTTACTACCGTCGATGGGGGCTATAGCGGCAAGTCGTGCGACGAAATTCTGCCGGATAAGCAGGATTATGGCTTGGTTGGCGATGTCGAGGCAGGTCTCCTGAATGGGCTCGTCGTGCACAAGACGAGAGCCTTTTTTTAGCAGCCCGTCTACCCGTTTTACTTTTTCTACGATCCGGGTAAGAAGGCCCGTCTCGGCAGAACAAATACGAAGAGCCTCGCAAGCCTCGAAGGTCTCGAAAGGGTTTGCCGAGTCACCCGTGTAGTCCGAGTTCTTCTCGATCACCTTCTGTACCATATCCTCGCAGGCCTGACGAAACGCTTCGATGAATTCTTCAGTTGTTATGCCTATATCAATCACGATTACCCTCTGGCTACCTCGAATTTAGCGCGGTCACTCTCAGCGGTAAGGTCGTCTGCTCTTGGTCCGGCTTTGCTGATGGTTCGGGCGAGCATCGGCGCATTGCCCTGAGCCTCTAGCTTTCTGATATCTGCTTCCTCTGCTTTTTTGAAGAAGCCCTCCCAGAACTTACCAAGCATAGCCTATCCTATCGTATTCAGAATTGACCCCACCCCAACCACCAGCGATATTGAGTTGCATTTTCATGTTTCGCTTCTTGACTTCGTAGTCGTTTACGAAATTGGTCATCCAGGCCATGTAGTAGTTCGTCTTATTCGCACGGATAAAGCTCGACCCGCCTGCCGAGTAATTGAGCTCGTTACGCGACTGAAATATCCCCTGGGACTTCATTACCTGGATCACGGAGCCATGCATGAGCAGGTAGAGACTGGGATAGTTCCCGATATCCACCTGCCTTATCAAGGGCGTGGTGCTGTTCCAGTCAGAGATCGTCATCTCCAAGCAGAAGAGAAGCATCTCGTCGTCGGACTCTTCTTTGCGGATCAAGCGGTTAAGCTCCGGCGTATCACGCAAAAAAAGGCGAAGATAACGCTTCGCCTTCTCTTGACGCCCAGTGACCCAATCTTGTTGGTACGTCGGCATAGTAGCCTCTTATCTTTGACGAGCCTTACGGGATATTTTTTTACTGGCAGTTACGAGAAAATTAGGCTCACCATCTGGATTGGTGGCCCCCTCGTACTCGCTTCCGCCCTTTTGCTTGTGATCGTCCAGCCCCATCTCGATGGCGCTCGCCATTCGCTCAGAGCTTGGTATTTCCGCGTAGTCAGAAGCCTCACTCGAATCGGGTTCCTTAGCCATTGGGTTATCCGCAACGGCTGCTTGCGGTGCGGTTGCCCGAGCTGCAGGCTTGTTGGTGTGTTGAGCCAGCAGCGTCATGACATCGTCGATTCTCTCGACGCTCACATGCCCACCGCGCTGAAGGCCGATAATGCCTTCAGTCAGCTCGTAGAGGATGTGGGACTTGTTCTGCCCAACCATCACGGACTCGTTGTTTCTCCCTCGAAAGGAAACAACATGCCCGACCTTCTCTAGCATCGTGCGAAGATCGACGCCGGTTTTTGGATCGCGCTTGGGGGGTTTAACCGTCGTATTCGTTAACTTGTACTGGAACTGCTGCTGCGGCTGCTGCTTTTGCATAGGGACTCCTATTGGGAAACTGGCGTACGGCGCTCGATACAAAGTCCGCACGAACTAGATGATCTCGTCGTTGCTGTTATCGACCGCAACTTCAGGAGCTGCTGGCGTAGTCGCTTCTGGTACGGGAGCTGCGGAAACTGCGACTGCAGGAGCTGCCGGTGCTTTCTTTACAACTGGTGCCGGCCCGCTGCCCGTTTTTGGCAATGCTACGGGGGCTTTTACCGGAGGCTTAGCTACCACAGGAGGGCTGACCTTCTCGGGCACAGCTGCTACAACCGGAGGGGCGACCTCGACAGGCAAAGCTGCCACAACTGGAGCTGCAGGTGCCGGCGGTGCTTCTGCGTTTATGTCCAGGTTTACGATCGACACGAGAAGTCTTTGTTCCAGCTTCCTCAGGCTGCCGGTAATATCATTAGTGACCTGGCTTTCGCCTGGTGCTAACAGGATTGCGCCGCCTCTTGCACCGCGAAAAGAGATCGCATGGCCTTTGGCCTCGGCGGCAGTGCGAAGATCTAATTGAGTGCCCGGATCAATGCGGGGAGCTCGGGCGGTGATATTGGTCACCCGATAAAGTTCAAGCGGCTGATCCTCTGTCTTCATAAAACTTCCTCACAATTGAAGGGCGAGCTACCGGCCGTTGCCGAACGATAGCTCGCCCCAAAAACTTACGGAATTGGGTTTGGAACATCGAGTTCGATCTTAGCGATCGACTTGATATTACCGAAGCCTTCGGCAATATATTCCCAGGTCTTCCAAACAACCAAATCGGCTTCTTTCTTGATCCAGAACTTGACGTCATTCAGGATAAAGAAGTTACCGAGATAGGCTGGCTCAGTGAAAGCCCAGATTTCGCCAGGGAGCAGGATATCGTGCTTGTTGGTGACAACAAGGCGACGATTCAGAATCGTCTGATACTTGTAGCCATCAACAGTGATTTCCGACGCCAAGGGCGAGCCGATTTCAGTTGCAGGCTGGATCATGTAATCGTCATAGTCGACGGTGTTCATGAGCGTGCAACCAACAGTCAGCTGATCGAAGTCGATCATCTTGAAGAGACTGTTCATCTCTTTGCGGTCTACCGAAGTAGATGCAGAGATAATACGCTTGCCTGTGATCGTGATCGCAGCTTCTGCATATTCGATGAACTTGATATCTTCGACTTTTTGAATGTCCTTGACTGAGTTCTCCTCAATCACTTTCGTGATTGGGTAATCATAGGCCAAGAGTTCGCCTTCAGACTTGACGAATTTCTCGGACTCGATCTTGAAGAACGGCAGCGCATAACGCTTGCCTTGGATATAGCGCTCGTTCGCTGTTGAAGCGAAGTTGACCGCCATAGCCTTGGACTCATGCTCGATATCGACGATCTTGATCAGAGTGTCATGATCGGTCGAGCGAGTTAGATCTGCGCGGGATACGGATTCTGGCGGCAGAATGCGACGCCCGAAACCGATCTCACGAATCTTTGATCGAACAAATGCTGCGCCGGCAGCGGCTGTTTTTTGTAGCCCTTCGACGGTGTCCAATCTCTCAATGAAGAGATTGTTAAACGTCTGGCTATCCAATCCTTCGTACATCTAAATCTCCTTGATGTTCAAAAGTGTTTCAAACAAGTGCGACTTCGGTCAGGGGTTATAGCTCTGTAGAGCCGCCGCCTAGAGTCTCGTACACGAGATAACCTGTTCCAACTTCCAGCACGCGTGCAACCGCGAATTCGGTTGTTGCCGCTGGTGTAAGCTGCGATTGACCACCACCAAGGTTCTTAACGGTGAGGAGATCCCCAACCGCGTAAGATCCGCCGGTGTTGTAGCGTGTGGTCTTCGCCTGGATTGGCCAACTCATAACGAGGGTCACTTGTCCGGTTGCCTTGACATCAAAGCGATCGGTACCTGCAAAGACAAGGTAGGTCTGGCCCACAGGTGTAGCGCCTGCGCGCTCCGCCTTACCGGCCGAATTCAGTACCGCAAACTCACCCATAAGAAGTGCGGTGGTTCCGGGGACAGCCAAGGGCTTGTCCACGCGGTACATGGTCTCAAGACCACGCAAGATTTCTAGGGTTGACACTTCTGTGGTCAAGTCCTCAGTGATGGGAACGATTCTGCTGTCCGAGATAGCGACGACCATCTCTGCCCCTCCAAAAAAAGTTGTTTTCGATCAGTCCAGGAGGTCGGCTTGGAATTTTTCTGCAGGGGTCCCGGCTATGGAGTTATCTTTCGATCCCAACTCGCCAAACTTTAGGTTGCCCCCAGCTAATTCCAATGCCTTCTCCAACACACCTAAATCCTCTTTTACTAGCGAAGCTAATTTCTCATTTAGCTCGCCGAAAGATTGCGGCAGCTGTCCGTATCCTAGCTCTACTTGCTTGTAGAGAAGGCGTAGGGCATCTGCACGCTTCTCATGCCCCCTGTTCTCCTGATGGAGATGAAGCATTACTGAAGCGGCTTTTTCTCTTATGTGCTGGCCATCCTCGGAATCTTTTTTCTTGGTCATTGCCCTGACGCCTTTCTCTAAACCTGCGCCGACAATGATGGGCGCAGCAATATCTCTAGCCTTCGTGAGAGGCCCCAAAGCCGAAGAGCGCTCTACCTCACGATGAAGTCCTTTGCCCCAAGGAACCATCTCTTTCACGCGAAAAAGTTTCTTCCCTACGAGCGGCGTCTTTTCCAGGACTCTCCCGACAGCAGTGTCGGCTCTTAGCGCTGGCGCCCCAACAGCTTTCCACATTCTATTACGTACCCGCTCTTTACCCAACATTTTTTCGGCAGCAAACTGCGCAGGGTAAAGAAGCAGTGAGTCGGCCCCACCACCTGAGGTCATAGCCTTTTCGCGATAGGCGTCCCAAGCTCGCTGTGCATTGGGGGATTTAGTGCCCTCGGCAAAGCCAGCAGGCACAGCGTTGCTTTTTGAAACGCGTTTGCCCCCTCTTGCAGGAGCCATCTTCCTGACTTTCCCTGACCCCTTGACGATTTTTTGAAGCGGCTTTCCCTTGCTTACGAGTTTTCTCATAAAGCCACTAAGAAACGCCAGCTTCTGCTGATCACCTATCAGGAGGTTTTGCACAGTCATTCGCTCACTTTCCGAATAGAGTCGGACCTTTGTTTTTGGGCTGCTCTCGTCTCCGCAGCGAAGTACTTTTTAGCTTCGCTGACAGGATTTTTATAATTATCAGGCCTGTGGAGTCGGATACGAAGATTACCACCCGGCTCCATGTCAACTATTTTACCACCAACGATATTACCGTGTCGCAAATCGTGGAGCTCTGGATACTTCTCTTTGATTTTATCTATGTACTCCTGGTCTCTGCCGCTAAATGAAACCTCTTCCCGGCTCTTTTTTTTCAGTTTTACAGACAGATCCAAAGCGCGCCATTCTTGACGACTGTGCCCTGGGATGGCGCTGTGCGTTTCCGCAAGAGCGAGAGCCTTGGGGATAAGACGGCGTAACCGCGGACCGCGGTCTTTCGCAGATGGCATGGCCTTTTCATAAAAAGCCACATGTCCTTCATGGCCTTTAATGTGAGCAAACGGGCCCTTGCCCCCCGTAGCGTGACGCGCATGCTCCCACATAGCAATATTGTCACGCGCGCTTGCCTTTAGTATTTCGCGGTCTGCAGCGTTGTGCCCAACAGGTATTTTGCGAATAGAGACCCCGTGAACTGGATGGAACACCTCATCTGCTAGTTGACTCCCCCCTCTGCCGATATGGCGAGTTTCGCGCAGGGGAAGGCCCAAACTTTTGAGCTTATCGGACATAGCCTCAGGGACTTGTTTAAGTTTTCGGATTTCTTTAATCCACCTGGGCGAAGCGTGCTTAAAAAACCCAACCCAGAATGAGTCGTTCATCATCACTTCCCCCTCTCTCTGGTACCTACCCCGAATGGCGCACAGCGCATCAAGGTGGGGACTGGGTGGTTTTGCACGATCATTCACTCACTTTCCGAATAGAGCTGGTATTTCCGAAAGGATTGAGCGAAACCCAGCAGTCGAAGCATTCTTCTCGAAAAAGCTCTGGATCTGCGCGTCGCTGAAGCCTTTTTCTTTGGCTGCACTCTCAAGCGCAGCAAACTTTTCCAGCTGCTCCAGGTTCAAAAGCGTGTCAATGATTGCCGCAGAGTGCGCTATCTGCTCTCGCAGGGTAAACGCAATCTTGGTCTCCCCATCATGCTCGGCAAGTTTCTCACGAGCTGCGCTGGTCCTGGACGGGCTCTTTAGCTCCTCGGCGAGCTTGAAGATCTCATCGTCCGAATAGCCACTAGATTTAGTGCTCTTGGTGTTTTCCTGCTTTGAGGCCCTCTTCTCGAAGATCTCATCGGCATCACGAATCATATCGTTTATCGACCGCATACGCCCCTGCTCCTTGAAGAAAGCCGGGGGCACATGCCCCCGGAAGCATTACAAACTCAACTTGCTGGTTCTTCTTTTTTGCGCATAGCTGCTGCCAAACCGGCTCCAGCTCCAGCTGCGAGGTATGGCGATGCCTTCAATGCAGCCCGGCCACCAGCACCGGCGCGTTGCCCTGCGTTCAGATTGCCCTTTACGCCCGTGTGGTCCATGAACGCATTACGGCCAGTAGCCGCCCCGCGTGCATCGTCGGCCATACTTTTGTGGTAGTCTTTGACCTTGCCGCCCACTTCCTTCGCCTTATCACCAGCTTTCCCAGCGTACTCTTTAGTCTTACTACCAGCTGCCCCAGCCCACTCTTTAGTCTTACTACCAGCTGCCCCAGCGTAGCCTTTGAGCTTTTTGCCGAAGTTTGTGACGGCAGCCATCCCGCCTGCTGCAGCCACTTTTTCTTCTACGAAGGGAAGAAGATAGTGCCACTCATTGCCATGCCGATCGCTGCCGAGCTTGCGGAGGCCATCGAACTGTCCGCGCTCGATAAAGGCGCCGAGTGATGCGGCAAGTTTCTCAGACTCTGGATCCAGAGTGTTGTCCTCTGCCACCTTCTCAGCGGCTGCCTCAGCGTCGAGCTGATCGGCAATTTGAGACGCGAGCTTGGAAAAGCCGATCTCGTACATTTCCTGAGCCTGCGCAACTTGATCCGCAGCTACCTTCTCAAGGCCGCCAAAATCCGTGTTTAAGAGCTTTTGGTCCGCGGCGCTTAAATCTTCAAAACGCATATCATTTACTCCTGTTGATTTGTAATTAGACTACTGCCCGTTCAAAGACTCAGCCTTCGAGCTGCGAGATCAAGAATGCTTTGCGCATAGCAAGATTCATAGCTGCCGACTTTTGCTCGTAATGCCCGACGCTCTCGTCGTCATTTTCCGCTTTGACATTGTTAGTCACCACAGTGCTTTTGGTGTTGATTCCAGAACCGGCACCTGCAGGCTTATTGTCGGCCTGAGTCTGTGGAGGGGTGGAATCTTCCTGAACCGCACCGTCATGGCCAGCAGCTGTCGAAGAGGAGATGGTGGCCCCGCCTGTCAAGACGTCGGAAGCCAGCTTCTCGATACGACGGTCCCACTGGGCGCCGAAATAGTCATATGCACGAGAGCCGAGGTTTTCCTCAGCGGCATTTTTTTCCTGCTCTGCAGTCTTGATGGTCAAATCCCCATCCGAAGGGAAAAGAGTGTTGTAGAGATCTGGCAGACCCCCGTGGAAGCCGGCCTTCTTCTCTTCTTTTTCTTCCTCTTCCTCTTCCTCTTCTTTGTCCATGGCGGACTTGCCGAAGAGGTCCCCGAGATTCAGCTCTGCAGCGAGCTTTTCGATCTCGTCATCGTTCTGCCTTCTGCCAGCAGATGCGGTTTTTGTCTGGGATGCGCCGAAATCTGATTCGAGCAATTCTTGTAACGTAGCCATACAATCCTCCGGTGTTTATTCTAGAAACAATGACTCAAGTGGGACTCTGGGACTTCTTCTGCCGCGACTTCATGAACTTATGCGTAGCTTCAATCATCGCTTGATCAAAAAGCCCCCCTGCGATTCTCCCCGGAAGATTTGCATTGCCTATGGCCAAAGGCCACGTCACGGCTGATGCAAGAAAATCCTGGGCGTCCGCTGTCTTCGAAAAGTCGGTGCTCAAGATCTCGTCGGCAGCCTCGGCAGCTTTTGCGAACTGCCTTCCGAGGTTCTTCAGCATCTTGTGCGTGCCGCCTCCACGGGCAGACAGCATTGCATCCGCGATGAGACCACCGCTCACAAGATCAGGGTTTTGCCGGAGAAAACTTTTCGCCTGGCCTTCCTGCTCGGAGGGGTTTATGTCTCTATGCTTTTGCAAAACACCTGAAGCCATATAAGCTACAGGAATACCTAAGAAAAGCCGTTTCGCAGCGGCCCCGAGGTTGGAAGACCCTCCGAGCTTAAGATACGGCTTTTGCTTTCTCTCTTCGATACGAGCAAAGATATCGTTGGCGTCAGGATTCTCCTGCGCGTTCATGTGTAGCTGGCCTTTGATCTTAGGTCCAAAGGTATGATGAAACACACTCAAAAGTCCAATGCCGAGTGCAGTCGCAAGACCAAGCCCCGCATTTGATTGTAGCAGCTTATCTATGCCCTGAAGACTTCCCGCGGGGGCTTTTCTAGAGAAGGCAGCATAAGCGCCGGCAGCAGCAATCATCACAGGTAAAATCCCTATGGGTTTTCTGTCACCAGTATCTTCCGCGCCCTTGATGAAGACTGGCAAAGGCTGCTCCTGTGCCCCGCTTTTGATCATCAGAAGAATGCGTCGACCAAGGAAAGGAGCCGCGTAGCTCCTGCCTTCCATATGCGGGCTTAAGAGCGATACCGCTCTCTCGTTCACGTGCTTTCCGTCAATATCGACCGCACCCATATCCGGACTATCTCCGGCCATCATCGGGTCAAAGCAGGCGTTCCTGGCGTCCAAGGCATCGGCGAGTTGACGAAGGCCCTTGGAGATCAGGAACAGTCTTTGAAATTCCTGCGGCTTTGGAGCGATACCCAGCATAGCCATTGTGGAGAGTGAACTGTGTAGGGGCATCTCGGCGAGCTCGTCGAGAGTCTCTCTTGGCAGCACCTTTTCTCTGGCCTTAACCTCTGGAATAGCCTCGAGAAGTGCTCTGGCATTGTGAAGCATCTCCTGGCTTCCTGGCGGCGCAGCGTCATTGGCCGGAATCTGTTTCTCGATAGTTGCTTGTTTCGCACGCTCAGCGAGCTTCTCGGCCAAGGCCGCAGAACTCATGCCGTAGTATGACGGCCGGGCGTGGGCTACCTTTAGCAGTGTCTTTGCTATCCTGTCCGCGCCGAGGAGCACGTAGGAGATATCGAAGAAGCGTGGCTTGATGTTGTAGAGGAAAACCTTCTTCTGCGTCGCAGGGTGGATTTGTCCGAGATAGTACTTTGCGTGCTCGCAGTATTGTTTCCTGGAGGGGGCCTTGTTTCCGCATATGTTGCAGATATCGTAGGGGATTTTGGTGCCCATCGACCAGTCTGGGTAGTCGCCGTTCTCGATACGCGCCTGGATGTCCGGGGCCTTGTGGTTGTCGAGATGGATGATCAGCTCGCAGCGATGGAACTCCGGATTATAAATCGAGAGCGGCACAGTGCCGTATGAATTGTTCGGATCTTTGTTTATATGGTGCTTATAGACTCTGGCCCACTGCTCGAATGTCTGGTAGCCATAGTCGGGACCGGCATGAGCCAGTTCAGATTCGGCAAAGTAATCCGCGTTGGCATTATCGCCCCACCACTCGCCAGCGCCGAGCGCCGTGAGCAGGATTTGGGTCTTACCCTTGATCGGTTTCGCTGAATTGATATAGGAGGCGATCGTCGGATGGTATTGTGCTGCAGTCTTTTCAAGATACGAACGCTCCGCATCTATCAGATGCGTGAACACCCCTTTTTCTGATTTGCCTGCGTATAAGAGTCGCTTATCCAAGACTTGGCCTCACTTCTTATGCTTGTCTAAAGATATCCCTAGGTCCTTTGCAACCATCTCCCTGCTCTGCTGCCGGAGTGGGGACAGGGTATCGCTCAGCGTCCCACTCAAAGTATTAGACAGCCCAAAGAGACCGGCACCGGTTTCAAATCCAGAGAAGAAGGGGCTCTCTCCTCGATTGGTTTGCGACATGTTGCGCTCGATCTCGCTCAGCCCTTTCAGGCCGTCGACATCAATGCCAACTCCTGCTTCACTGTACCCAACCATTCTCTTCATGAAAGATCGGGCCGCAGTAGGCTGCATCGCAACGTGCGGGGCAAAATGAGCCAGGGTCTGAAACGCCTGGTAAGCTCGTGCGGGGTCTTCCCGCAGCTTCTTGTCGTCGCTTGTTTCAGAATCACTATCTCGTAGCGCACGTTCGTACGAGTCTCGAAGCTTTCCAGCAAGCGCCTTACTGTCTCGTGATGCGACATAAGATTTAACAGCTCCCGCCCCAACCCCTGCAAGCAGTGGGATGGAGCTTACGATCGCCATGTTTCTCAAGGCGTTCAGCATGGTTCCTGGTGCTAGATACCTTCCGCCTAGCCTGGGACTTCCGGCTATGCCGGCCTCTTTAACTATGTAGAGCACATCCGCATACATTGCGCCAAGGGACTCGCCCGCTTTTTTTTCCATGGCTTTATTTGCCTTAGATGTGAATGCAGGGTCTTGGGAAGTATAGATCGCCTGAAGAATAGCCAGGTTGCCTATGTCCTGGGAGGAAAACCCAGTGTGCAGCTTTTCCTTCACCAAATCTATTGCCCGACCTTCTTGCGCCGCTATGGTCGGCGCTATCTTTGCCAGATCCATAAATCTAGCCTCAGCTTTTTCAGGGTACTGCGAGAAGTCGGGGTGGCTTAGAATCGCGGCTTTGTTCTTATTTATTTTTTTAACGGTGCCAGACATCTGAAACGAGCCGAGGATCTTGCTCTCTATTGCGTTGCCCGCCATATTCGATGCCCAGTTCCCAAGTGCGGAACCAACTGCCTGAAGCAGGGTTTCTCCCCCACCTGAAGCGGGCGCGCTCGCGTGCTTGAGCAGATTGCTGCAGTCTCGATAGATCTGTTCCCTGGCCTCTGGCCGAACATAACCCTCAGATGATAGCTTTTCGAGCCAGGCGTATTGCATAGGGGCCTCACATATTGGCTGGGGGTGTCGCAACGCTGCGCATTAGGTTTCGTGAGCCTGCTCCCACATCACCCATTCGGGATGCTGAGCTGGCCACATCGTTGGCCGCGAAAGCTGCAGTGGCGGACTTCATGGGATTCTTAACGAGGACCTTACCGACTCGGGTGATGGCTCCTAGCCCTAGTCTTGCGGCCGCTGCGATGAAGGCCTCCTTCACCATATCCCGGCCATCGGGCAGAAGCTCTGCGAGCAGACTTCTCTTCACAAAGCCCTCGCTTTTTGCTTGAAAATCCTTAGCTCGTCCTGGACGAGCTTATGCCTGTTCCGACTAAGGTCCAGAGCTTCGCTGTGATCGTGGAAAGTTTTTAGCGTTATATAGAGCGGGTGGTTGCCGTTGACTACCTGCGCCTGAAGGGTCTGGGAGATGAGGTTCTCTGGGGCTTTCATGTCGGCTACCTTAAGGAGTCTGGCGCACGCTGCTTTCATTAGCAGAGGCGTAAGCAGGCCTTCCTTGCCCAAGACGTAGGCTAGCTTAGCGAGCGGCTTGCGGCCAATCTCTAGCCCTGCGCTTTTAACAAATTGATCAAGGACCTTTATCTGGTCCATGCGCTCTGTGCCGTTGCTGGTGTTCTGCAGGATCAGCTCCCGCGCCTGCTTGATGAATCGCTTCTCAGCAGCATCCTTTTGAAACTCGCGGCGAATCACCTCGTCGCCGAGCTTTTGCTCGAGCAGCTCCATTCGGCCTGAAGCAACCCGCATTTCACCGCGGACAGAGGCGGTCTTATCGAGCGGCTCCTCCTTGACGCCAAAGAGGGCGTAAGCGTCGGGACCCGAATAGGCCATTACGGGAAGGGGCATCTCACGAGCAACTTTTTCCTTACCGCCATCTACCTGCACAGACGCGATCGCATGCAGGGCATCGGCCAAGGGGAAGTCAGCAGCGAAGTACTTGCCGCCAGAGCTGGCAGCAGCGAACTTCAGCCGGTGGATTTCCTTATTAGCTTCAGCAGCGAGGGTCTTTATATTGGGCGGCGTTAGGTCCTCTTGCTGAGCGATCTTGGTGAGCGTGGTTGTCGGCAGTGCCCCCTGACCCAGGTAGCCTTCCGCGATTTCCGAAGCCCACTCGCGGAAGTGCGACATTGAGAGCTGGCGTTCGTTGAACGAGCCAAGGTCAAAACTCATAAGACTTCCTCAAAAAAGGAATGGCTTGCCATAATGTCACGTAAGAATGTCTACGGGAAGTATAGCGCCAGATCATGGGATAGTCCAAATATTTTACCAACTTTCCTGCGTTTGGCTACTAAAAAAACGGACTGGTCCTCTGCGGAAGCAGCCCGTCCGTGCCCGTTTCGGAAGGTTTTACCAAACCTAAAACCAGCTGTAGAGAGACTCACTGTTTGCCCAGCGCCCAATCGGCAAGGCGGTGGCCGATCCTTGTTCCCACTTCGGTCGCGTGGAACCGCACACGCCCTACGATATGCGTGCATATTATCTGCTCCACCGTCGCCACAGCTTCCTCTGGAGCATCCGTGTGCCGCTTGAGGCCTACCTCGATCTTACCCCTCAGGTCTTTTCCGAAAAGTGCAGGTCTCTGATACCTGCTAAAATCAATTACGTTCGACCGATCGTCGATGCCCATTGCATACTCCAGTGAAGTTTATGTCCTCCAAAATAGGCATTAATTTTGGAAAGTGTCAACCACAACAATCGGGAAATACTATGTACCAGTGTATTGGGTGTGAAACGTTTGTTGAGGCCCACCAAGGTTGCGAGTGCGGTAAAACGCAGATCACCAATCTGGGAGCACCTGTCGGAGAAAACTATCGTTGGGTTGAGGAGGAAGGTGGGGCCGAGGCATCTTCTTCCTTTTTTCTTTGCCGCCGCATGCGTAGTATGGGGAAAATACTGACGAATGGAGAAACTATGAGCGCGCGCGAAACGGAGGCCATGCTTCGCCGCATGGCCGAGGCCCTGCCCAAAAATAAACGTCCGCTGCAAAGAACACAGCGATTGGACGTGGAAGTGCCGGCCGGCATGCAGTTGAAGCAAACTCTCCGCCTTATGAGGCCGTTCTTTAAACTGGCCGAGAGCATCCCATCGCTGTTGTCAAACGAGGCGCAAATCACACTGCGGGCCCTCTTCGATTGCTTCGAGAAGTCGGGCGAAGTGAAAGAAGGGATTATTGAGGATATCCTCTGGGGCTTTGAGCAGTGCGGTATTCCCAGGAAACTTACCGCTAAGGGCTTGGTGAGTCTGGAGGGCGCCGGCTATATTTGCTTTCAGGCACCCAACAATACCCCTATAACCTTCGAGGCTGCAAAGATCCACGAGTGCTGGATCCGTTATCAGCCAAAGCTCTTGGACATGCTGTATGAAGGTTAAGCGGGCGAACTACATCTACCGGTGCAAGCAATGTGGTAAGACCGTGACCGTGGAGGATGCGCTCCACGAGAATCAGTACCAAGTATTGCCCCCATACGACCGCCTCTCGTCTGGGGGCGGGTTCAGCGCCGGGGCTCTGATGACAAGAACCCATAACTGCCTGGGCCAGGCCTACGGTATTGCCGAACTGATCGGGCTAAGAGTGATCCACGTTGGGGAGGACCTGTGAGGATACTTCATCTAAGTGACACAACCCTATCGGGCAACCCCCTTCAGATCTCCAGGCTCCTCCAGAAGTTCGGAGGGGATGTGGGCTCGCGCCACCTCGTCTGGGCACCCACATCGGGATTCCGTACTTTCGATACGGACCTCGTGGCCGAAACCATGCCCGAAGATGAGCTGGCCTACTGGCTGCACGAGTGGGCCGACGTAATTCACTACCATGATGGCTGGAAGAAGCTGAAGGTGCTGCGGCACCTGGGAATAGCGCCGCCCAAAAAGGTCTCTGTTATCCAGGTCCACAGCCCCCGTTCGTGGATCGATGACCTCACCTCGGCCTTCGCTACTAAAGTACCTGTCGCTATGACTGCGCACCTCAATATAGAGGGCTGGCCGGAGGCTGACTTCGTCGTGCCGGGAGTGCTTGATATCACAGATGCGGCCTACCTCCCTCTGCGGCAATGCCTAAGGTCCCAGCCGACCATCTCCCATGCGCCGAGCAACTGGGCCGCAAGGGGGTGGGAAGGGGAGAGCTTCACGGTCGTAAACCCTATGCTGACCGCACTGCGGGATGCAGGGGAGATCAACTACCAGCTCATAGTCAAACGCCCCCACAAGGAGGTCTTGGCCCTCAAACGGCACTCTGATATCGGTGTTGATGAAATCTTTGACGGCAGCTGCGGCCTTAGCTCCCTTGAGTATCTGGCTCTCGGTGTCCCTTGCTTTGCTGACATCAGTGAGAGGGTCCGCGCTGGAATCAAAGAGCTGACGGGGGCTACGGATCTTCCGTGGCTTGACGGCAGCGCAGGCAGCCTTAAAAGAAACGTCGGCGATTTGGTTCGCGCAAAGATGTGGCAGGTATACGGGGAACGCTCCCGCCTATGGATGGAGACCTACTGGAAACCCGAAACCCTAGTCAACCACTACCTCGAAATGTATCGCAGCCTTTAAGAAGGAGGCACCCATGGACTTCGTGGCTTTACAAGGAAGACGCTACGCTCCTACAAGAGGAGCTCGCAGCGGCCAGGGCACTGCGAGATGCCCATTTAGAAAAGTAGCCAATTAGCTGGTATAAGTTATTTGAAGAGACATGATGTAGCTTCAGATCAATCAGACTTTCCACGTGAGGCGCATGCGCTTAGGTGAAAAGTCTGAACCGGCAGGATGCTTGAGACTAGATCTCGTTGAGCAACCCGCACGAACAGCATTGCCAATCGGGGTTTCCCCGATCGTAATTTTAGCTACGGACTAACCATAACCAATTTTTATCAATCGAGGCGGCAAGACCAGTGTTTCCTCCGCAGTTCTAAAGCAATCGCCTCTGCTTTATCCGCGCATAGTTCAGGGTCACGGGTTGCGTCGCTGAGAACTACGTCAGGCTCTTTTTCCGTCGGCTTCTTATACACGATCTTACATGGCAGCCTTGCGGCATATGATGACTCCACAACGATCTTCCGCGTAAAGCCGCCAGCTTCACAGGTCCATATGTATCCGGCCAGCAAAGGGGGGTAGGGCAGAAGAAGTGCTAGAGTTGCTGTTTTACCCAAGATGCGAAAGCTCATGAAAAGTTCCTCTGTTAGATTTTACGGTATAAGGGTACTGAAAGATATTACCCTAATTACGCTGGACGATGTATGAATGCTACGCTGCTTTCAACGACCCAAGAAGTATCAGAGCTGCTGCCACGGCTAATGGAGAAGCCGTGCTGGGGCTTTGACACCGAAACCACAGGCCTCGACCCTCTCCGCTCCAAAGTACTTATGGTGCAAATAGGAACCCAAAATGAGCAGTATGTAATTGATACGAGGAAAGCATCTATTGAACCAATTAGGCCCTTTCTAGAATCAGACTTCCACAAGAAAATAGTGCATAACGCGGGTTTTGACTGGAAGATGATCAAGGCCAATTTCAACATTGAGATGGAGTGTGTTCGCGATACTTTCTTTGCAGAGAAGCTACTTTTTAACGGCAAAAAATTCTCCGGCTTCAGCCTATCTGATGTGCTCTTTAGCTACCTGAACGTGGAGGTTTCTAAAGACGTTAGGGGGGTGTTCGGGAAAGGAATGATTCATGGGGACTACACCGAAGACATGATTGCCTACGCAGCCAGGGATGTTGAGTACCTCTTACCTCTCGCCTGGGAGCAAGCGCGGGCTCTGGAGCGGGAAACGCTTCAACACGTTTGGCTTATCGAGTGCAACGCCATGCCCGCCTTTTGTGAGATGGAGCTGGAAGGGCAGTGCCTTGATATCGACGGCTGGCGGCAGATCCTGCTTGAAAACAAAGAAAGCGCGCGGTTACTAGAGGAAGATATGAATCTGCTCGCAGCCCCATACGTTGGCGAGACTCTCTTTCACGAGCCCGATATCAACTATCACTCAGATAAGGAAGTTCTAAAACTCCTGCAGGATATGGGTCTTCGTGCGCGGCAACAAAATAAGGGATCCGGCCGCTGGGAGGACGTCTTGATATCGAGCACAGGCGCAAAGGTTCTTAAGAAGATAGTAGGCAGCCCCTTTGTGGGTCAGCTTAAAAAGCTGCGCGGGCTTCATAAGCGTATCAGTACTTACGGCCAGACCTTCATTGACGCTGTGGACCTTGGAACGGGCCGCATCCACCCTCGCTTTAGGCAGATAGGCACCGAAACCGGACGCCCGGCAGCGGCTGGCAAGGGTGCGGTCAACATGCTGAACATCCCGCGTGATAAGCGCATGCGAAACTGCTTTCGGGGCGATAGCAATGAGCTGGTGGAAACCGATGATTTCTCCGGCTGCGAGCTCCGCATATGGGCCGAACTGTCTCAAGATCCAAAACTCTGTGAAGCCTTCCGGCAAGGTGTCGACATCCACTGCTACGTGGCCTCCTCAGTGTACAATGTTCCTGTGACGAAGAAGAACGAGAATGCGCATTTGAGGACACCTGCCAAGGCCATCAACTTTGGAATTGCCTATGGCATGGGCGCCTATACTTTGGTCGAACAGCTCAACGGGCAGGGGTTTCCGATGGAGCTGGCCGAGGGCAAGAAGATCTTTAAGAAGTACAATAGTGAGTTCGCCACTGGGGTAGGCTATCTGCGGGCGATGGGGGCGCTCGCCAAGCGGCAGGGCTGGCTGGCAAACCTTTCAGGCCGTCGCCGATACTGGCGTTTGCCGGACCCTCACAACAAAGAGCAGTTTCCAAAAGGCCGCGAGGACCCGCTTTACCTGGGTATCGTGAGCGGCATCGAGCGGGAGGGCGGCAACTATTTGATCCAGTCTGTTAACGCAGACATGACTAAAATGGCGATGCACGGCATCCGCAAGCTCAGAAAACAAAGGGGCTTTCGCACTAAGTTCATGAACCAAGTCTACGACGAGATCGTGACCCGCACGCACAAGGACGATAGCGCCGAGTTCCACCCGCTCAAGCAGAAGATCATGATTGAGGCAGCGGAGAGCCTTCTCAAAAGCGTCCCTATGGAAGTTGATGGCCATGTTGGCCCTTGCTGGACAAAGTAGGAAAGTTTATGGGGCTGCGTACGGAGAACAAACTAGCTACTTTGAAAGGGCGAAATGGATAATCACAAGCCGAGGCTTCGACTAATAATGAACGACGGAAGCGCGAATCACAGCCAAACTATTCTGCTGCCCGGCCTCGGTATGCTGCTTCAGAGCGAAGCGCAGCCTTGTCGCAATGGGGGCATTGACGTGCTTTACTATGAGCAGGTGCATATCGACAACATCGGTGACAGGGAGTTCCGGAGAACAGCCGACCCCTCCCTCGTAGAACTGCTCCGCGTTCGGCTACACATAGAGCTAAATCCGATTGAGCGCTTGCTAGGCGTAAAACTGGGGTGGAAGGTGCGCCTGTACATGTGGCACTTGTGCAGAACGCTGCGGCGCCAGGATCGGGATGCAGTAAGGAGCAGTGAGCTCGCACAGAGAATCAATAGGGGGTTCCTGTGACGGAGAAGGTTTGTGCTCGGGCCGGCCTGCAAGGTCCACTCGCTTTTAGGTATAAGGCTACTAGATGGAGGAATTTACGTGAATGCAGAAAAAGAGAGCGCAGTTAAGAGGAAGAGACCTGCCCAGCGTAGAACCTACAGCGAGGCGGACAAGGTAGAGATAGCAGCCTACATGAAAGCCTGGGGCGAGGCGAACAAGGAAAAGAGAGCTACCCAGCGTAAAGCCTACCGTGAAACGAACAAGGAAAAGATAGCCGCTGCGAACAGAGCCTACAACGAGGCGAACAAGGAGAGGATAGCTGCCGAAAAGAAAGCCTACAACGAGGCGAACAAGGAAAAGATAGCTGCCGAAAAGAAAGCCTACCGTCAGGCGAACCGAGAGAAAATGGTTGCCTACCAGAAAGCCTACCGTCAGGCGAACAAGAAAAAGATAGATACCAGCTCACAATGAGCTAACCCATATAAGGAATACTGCATGATCCAGACTCTAGAACAGCTGAAAGCGCACATCGTTGACCCTGCAGCAGAAGCCCTGCCGATCCATACCGAAGGCGAGGAGGCCCTTTTCGAAATGTGGTACGAGTGCCTGCTCGATACCGCCGTCTACCTCGCATCCACATACTGGGAGCCCCTGGGCATGCTGTATCGGTATGGAGGCAATGGCAACTCTACCAATGAACTTATAGTGGACATTGTCGGCACCGCCGGCAGCTTCTCCAAATGGATTAAGCAGGAATACCCGGAAGCTACTATGGAGGACCCAGTCCTCGACAATCTCGATCTATGTGATGACCCAGATTTTATTGGGCGATTCAATGCCGCATTCCGGTCTTTTGAACCAGAAGAAAAACCGCACTAGACAAGGTATAAGGGCGTTGGAAAGGAGGCTACGCTATTGGAAGTAATTCTCGTCTGGATTCTGCACACGGTCTTCTGGTACTCATTATCCCTAGCATCAGCAATCGTATCTCAAAGATCTAGGCCTATGACAATGGGCCACGCCTTCGGCGTGAGCGTATTCTCGGGGTCCGGTCACCTGATTATCTGCTACCTTGCTAAACATGGGGGATGCTTGTGACAACTGCGCCAGCTGCTTATGGAACATTTAGAACCTTGGACGGTAAGTTTTGGATCTCCGTCCGCCCTGTCTGCGATTTCCTCGGTTTGAGCTACACGGCTGAGAGAAATAAACTTACGGTAAAGCCGCAATTCCACCCGCACACATTTGTGCGTAAGGACAGCCGCGGTCTTGGTTTTCACCTGTTCTGCCTGCCAGCTGGCGAATTTGAGCCCTGGATCCATTCTGTAACTGCGCTGCGTGGTTACATGACAACTGAAACGGGCCGCTGGAACCACGTATCGGTTCAGCGGCTTAATGAAGTTCGTGCCACCTTCAAACGCAAACGAAGAGGCGCGAATGCCTCATGATTTAATAACTCTGCGGAGACAGACACTTGGAAAACACACTGGCCCTGACTAACCCAACGACTTATCCCCAAACTGGCCCCGAGACCTACCCTCTGAACGACGCGCCTTACCTCATTGAAAACTGGAAGGTGATCCTCGCCGAACAGAGTAGAAGGCTAAGCCGCAATTCCGTACTCATTCGCGTAAAGGACCAGGTAGCTAACGTGAGTGTCACGGGCTCGCTCCTGATCCGCACCCCCCTAGACATCCCTGACGGGTTCTATAAGCTGACCCCGTTTAACGAGCTGGTACGGAGCAGACCCCTGGACTGGGAACACTACCTCGACCCAGACGCTATGATGCCTGCTTTTGCAGGGCTTACCGTCTCTGAGGCAATTCCAAGGCAGTCTATTGCAGAACTTAGAAACTACGTGCAGGCAGTGCGGGACGGGGAATACGGAGGGTACCAGCATAGCGTTATAGCGATTGACGACAAGGCGTTCTGCGCGAAGAACAACCCAGCCGCCTTCTTTCAAATCCCAGCGAGCACGCAGGGAATGATGGTAAGGCTCCCTATCACCGCGGTCTACGATGGGCCGGTACTTGTAAAGTCTAGTTACCTTCAACTAGCCCTTACCGACGCCATGCGCTACGATCAGGTGTATATCGCTTGCGAGAATAGGCCTGGTCAGATCAACCCGATATTTTTCTTTGGTAAAAAATCCTGGGACGCCTGCGCCATGGTAATGCCTACGCCTTACTAACCTGAGGTCTTATGGACAACAGCTTTGATTGCATGTACTACGGGAAAGGCCGCTACATCGGAGGTCTTGATGAAGTCGGGGTTGTGGACATCGCCGGGCCGCTCGTGGCTGCCTGCGTTGTACTCCCGAAGTTCGAACTGCAGCGCCCCGACGTGAAACTCTTTGAGGTCGACGACTCAAAGAAGGTGCCAGAAAACTTCCGAAAGCAACTGGCAGAAATCATCTGGCAGAATGCTTTGGCTATTGGCATCGGCGAGGTTCAGCCTGCTGAGCTTGATGCCATAGGTAAAGCCTCAGCCATCAGACTTGCGATGGCACGAGCTGTTGTTGCATGCAGGACAACCATCAAGAACAGGCCGCTAAGGCCGGATTTTCTCATGGTGGACGCAGGAAAAGGTGTCATTGCCCCGCTCGCAATCCCGCAAAAAGGTATTGCGGAGGGTGGCACCAAAAGTCTTTGCATTGCAGCGGCCGGTATTATCGCCAAGGTCTACCGTGACGATATTATGATCAAGCTGCATCAGTCCTACCCGTACTACAAGTGGAACAGTAACAAGGGTTATCCTTGTGAGGACCATTTTCTCGGGCTGGACAAGCGCGGTGTTATTCCTGGGCTCCACCGCCTTAAGGACTGGCCGTTTAAGAAGAGCAGCCGAGGCAGCGAAGCTATTGAGTGGCAGATCAGGCGGCGCAAGTGGCGCGCGGTTACAGAACGTGAACTTAGCATGGAGATCGCAGGTGGCGCATGGACTTTAAACCCCCAATCTTCAGAGGACTCGATGCCCTCCAACGACTCTACATTAAAGACTCACCTGATTGGCAGCGCATCAATGACCTAAAGGCTATTGTCGAAGGTGAGCAAAACGAAACCAAACTAGCCCATTACTATCGGATTCTGAAAGAAGAGATGGACAAAGAGTTCGCTCATATGAGCGCTCCCGATGGGCAAACAGACGCTGACCCCAAACACACTTAAGGAGAGAGCATGGCTAAAGCCAGCTTGGAATTTGATCTTAGCACCGACTCAGGAAGATACGATTACGATTCTGTTCATAATGCAGTCTACTATCAGCGGGCATTCGCCGACTTGCTCGGGTATCTTCACCAGCAAGAGCTTTTAAAGGCGACGCTGACCCCTGCAATGATCCTTGGGGAGCTTGAGAAGGTTGCTGAGAAGCATACTAAGCTCGAGCACCTTCGCACGCTGGTCCGCAGGCACGCGGCGCGGCCGTTAACAACGCATTGAGAGGAGAGCCTGTGCACAAAAGACTAGCTATCGAACAAGTCAACGAGACCTCGTTTGTTGTGTCAGGCAGCCATCAATTCAACGTCTCTTTTCTTTCTGGGACGATTGCCCTCTACGGGACCGCCGGCATGCAGTTCTTTAGGAACCTTGCCAACGTTCCGCCCGACCAGATCGGTCGGGCGTTCCCTTCGGGGGCTGAAATTTTAGCTGCTGCCGAGCTGCATAAAGAGACCACAACCGATCGCGAGATGTTTCTGGAGTCCCTTGAAGACCTCCTAAAAGCCAAGATCATCGACCAGAAAAACAAGAACGTTCTGCGCGAGTTCATCTTAAAATGTGACTGTCCGCCGCTGGTCATCTGGCAAAAGCTCCGGATGCTTGGCTACGACCACCTAAAGCCGCACCTTAAATTTGAGCGGCCAAAAGACGAGCTGCTATCCACTGTCGAAGCTATGAGGATCTTTGTCGATGGAATCCGAGACACCCCCTCAGCCAAAGCAAAAGAGACCCAGAACCTACGGGCTGGGCGTGCCCGCGCAACCGTTCAACCTAACCCTCTCCGAGGGGCAGATGGCCGTTCTAATTCAAGCAACTGAACTTTATGCAAGAGTTGGGATGCTGCAGTTCGACGATGTGTGGAGGGCCGTAGCGGAGACCAGAGGCCCGGAGGC